ATCCTCACTAGTTCTATTACTATGTTTATCGCCGTTAGCAGCGGTGTTCATTGTGATGAAACTTGCGTTGTGGTTAGCAGAAACTTCTGCCTTCAAAGCAGAGACTGACAAACTAAAGCGTATGCAACATGGACCATACGAAGTATGGGATGATGAAGAGGAGGATGACGAATGGATCTAGACAAACTTTATCAGGAAATTTTGAGAATGAAGAACGAAACGTTGATGGAAGAACCTTGTCCTTTATACGAACCAGAGTGGGAAGATGTCACAAATTCGCCAAAAGATTGGGAAGATTTTTGGTACAACGAAGACCGAACCTCAACCAGCAATAACAAAAGAAGAAGTTCAGGAGATGATTGATGCAGCAATACGACAACACAACCGTAATGCTTCTATCATTAGTATGTGCGTTGGTTGGGTGGTTCTTGCTTTATTTGCTGAGGGACTTTTAAGACTTATTGGAGTGATACCCCCTGTATTCCCATGGCTCAATATCACATTATAGAATGGATAGGAGTTGTTCTTCTATTCTTGTTTGGTATGACAATGATTTGTCAAGGTCATGCTATCTTCCATGGTAAATATGGATATAAGCATTCTGAGCGTGAGAAAAATCGTTCAGCTGATATTCGGAAACAACTAGAACAGATCATCAATGCGAATGGACATTCTACAGAAGAGGATTAGGCAATTGGAAATCTCAGAGAAGATTGATGAAGCTCTATATGAATGGTATTCAGAGCAAGGTCGTGAAGTTCCACAGTGGAAGAAACCAAAAGAAACATGGTGGAGAGAGTATCTTATTGACCTAGGTCTCGATCCAAACAACCCCTAAATACTAGGTAGCTTGGGAAGTTGACATGTCCGCTGAATGGTATAAGGAACAACCTAAAAATAGGAATTTCTTAAACCCAATTGGTTATCTCCTTAAACTGGAAAAGTTTGAAGGAGTGGACTTCTTTTGTCAAACAGCAAATGTCCCCGACATTACAATGCCAGTCACGGAAGTAGCAAGTCCTTTTAGGAACTTGCCCATTGTTCCTGGTGGTGGAGTAACTTTCGGGGATTTTTCTGTGCGTTTTATTGTAGATGAAGATCTAGTAAATTACAACGCTGTCCACACATGGCTTCGTGATGTAGGTAATGCAGATCAAAGAGCGCGAACAACACCACAAGATGATATCCTAACTCATGCTCAACTTCATATTGTTACTTCTCAATACAATCCAGCATTTATTGTAGAGTTCAGAGACATCTTTCCCGTCTCTTTGTCAGGATTGCAGTTTGATGCTACAATGAGTGATGTAGAATATATTACTGCTGAGGTTGTATTCAAACACCAGCAGTTCTTCCTTCGTGATAAATCCTTACAACCTCTATGAATTTTGAAACTCTTCGTGATAAATTTGAAAACTTGAGAGAACAATGGGCAGAAGATAGTGCCGTTGATTTTCAATTCAAGAACAAACAGTATACCACAGATTTGGGACAACTCGCGTTAGACATCCCTTTTCAACATAATAAATACTTAAACCATTACACTGACATTCAGCAGATCAAAACCTCGCTGGAATTTCAGATCCGTAAGATGGTGAAAGAGAAACGTGAGTATTACTCAGGCGAAGCAGACGCTAAAACTTACGCCTCCAAACCATTTGGATCAAGCATCAAGACTTCTGAAAAAATGAAAACTTATCTTGAGGCAGATGACGAGATCATCAACCTTGAGGCGAAGATCAAATATCTAGACCAGATGCTTTACTGGTTGGATCAAGTCATGAAGCAAATTTCTAACAGAGGTTTCCAGATCAAGAGTGCCATTGAGTGGGAGAAATTTGTAAATGGACAATGATGACCACTCTGAGTATTAAAAAGAAAAACGAAGTTTATGTTACTGTTCAGTCCGTGGAGCCCCATGTTCATATGGAGCTTGCGGACTATTTTTCGTTTGAGGTTCCCGAAGCAAAGTTCCTGAAGAAGAACCCCAGATACAAATACTGGGATGGAACTATTCGTCTATACTCCCCTGGCACTGGTGAACTCTATGGCGGTTTGATGGAGCACCTTAAGGTCTGGGCAGATGAAAGACAATATCAAATTGAGTATGAAAAGAATGACTGGTATGGAGATGTTGAAGAGACAAATGATTTTGTGTCTCCTGCTGGTATCAAAACCTTTATGGACAAGATCACCCGAGCGGGAATTGCTCCACGCGACTATCAATACCATGCGGTATACGAAGCAATAAAAAATAATCGTAAACTTTTACTTTCTCCTACGGGAAGCGGGAAGTCTCTGATGATCTATTCCCTCGTCAGATACTATACTGCTACCAACAAGAAGACGCTCATCATCGTCCCTACTACGTCCTTGGTAGAACAGATGGTCAATGACTTTAATGACTACGGATGGAATGCTGACGATCATGTTCATAAGATTTACTCTGGCAAAGATAAGAATACTGATAAACCAATTATCATTTCTACCTGGCAATCTATCTATAAGTTTCCCAAGAGATATTTTGATGACATCGATTGTGTGATTGGAGATGAAGCTCATCTCTTCAAGTCTAAGTCATTAACAGGCATTATGACGAAACTTCATAATGCGAAATATAGGTTTGGATTTACGGGCACCCTTGACGGTAGCAAAACACATAAGTGGGTATTAGAAGGATTGTTTGGTAATTGTGAGCGTGTAACTAAAACAGATGATCTAATTCGTCAAGGGCACCTAAGTAAATTTAGGATCAAAGTGCTGTTATGTAAGCACGCTCCGCAATACTTTGAAAGCTACCATGATGAAATTGATTATCTTGTTCAGCATCGTGGCAGGAATAATCTTATCAAAAACCTAGTCAAAGACATAGAAGGGAACACTCTTGTATTGTTCAACTATGTTGAGAAGCATGGTGAACCACTTTTCGAATTGATAAATAACACCATAGACCCCGAGCGGAAAATCTTTTTCGTTCATGGTGGTACTGATGTTGAAGACAGGGAACAAGTCCGACAGATTACTGAGACGGAAAACAACGCTGTTATTATTGCCTCCTACGGCACCTTCTCTACAGGTATCAACATCAAACGACTTCACAATATTATCTTTGCTTCCCCGAGTAAGTCTCGTGTTCGTAATCTCCAGTCTATCGGACGTGTTCTCAGGAAAGGCGAAGGCAAAGACATCGCAACCTTATACGATATCGCTGATGACATCGGCGGACAGAACTACACCTTACGACATTTGAATGAGAGAGTAAACATTTATAATGAAGAGAACTTTAAGTATGAGGTTATAAAAGTAAACCTTAGAGCAAATTAAATATGGAAGAAGAATTTTATGCAACAGTAAAATTATTATCTGGTGAAGAATTAGTAGCAAAAGTCTGTTACCTTGTTGATGAAGATAAGGTAATGCTAGAAAGACCACTCATGGTTGAGAATTCCAAGCAAAGAAAAGGTCATATAGAGGTAACAGGTTTTGCTTTGAAAGAATGGATCTCTGCCACATTTGATACAATGTTTGTTATCAAACGAGATCACATAATGACTATGGTTGAGATTGAAGGTGAGATCGTAGACTTCTATGAAAAAACCCTCAACAAGCTAGAGAGCGGAAAGTCGCTAGCTGGTAGAGGGAATAAATTACCCAGAGGTTCTGGATACTTAGGTTCAGTAAAAGAGATGAAAAAAACTCTAGAAGATATCTTCAATAAAAGCTAATAGCTATACCTCTCTTGAACCCTTGACAGAGTTATTCTACTAAGTTTCTGAGGATCTGTCAAGCTTTGACAAGAGCAGTATAAAATGTTATACTGAGAACAACATAATGTAAGAACAACCGTGGCATACACAGTAATGGCAAAAAGAAAGCAAACAGAATACTATGTGAACAACAAGGATTTCCTTGCTGCCATTACTGAGTATCGGATCAAAGTTCAGCGAGCAAAGGAACTAGGTAAACCGCGACCTCGTGTTACAAACTACATCGGAGAATGTTTCCTAAAGATCGCCACGCACCTGTCTTACAAACCAAACTTTGTCAACTACATGTTCCGTGAGGACATGATCTGCGACGGCATTGAAAACTGCCTCCAGTATATTGACAACTTTGATCCTGAGAAATCAAAGAACCCGTTTGCTTACTTCACACAAATTATTTACTACGCATTCTTACGCCGTATTCAGAAAGAGAAAAAGCAACTAGAGATCAAAGGAAAGATCCTAGAGCGTTCAGGATATGACGAAGTTATGCACACTGACACATACGATGGTACAATGTCAGGCATGAATGCTTCTTATTCTGACATGGGTAGCATCAAGGAAAACATTGAGACTAGAATGAACCGATGAGTGAAGAACAAAATTATGAATGGCATGAAACACCCTATGGAAAATTCAGAGTTGCAAAGACAAGATTTGGAACGTGGAATAGCTTTGGTGAGGATGGCACGGAATACATCACAGGAATTAAGGAAGACATTGTGGTGGCAGGAACGAAATTCTACTTGGAAGGTATCGCTACCAACTGGGTAAACAGCATCTCTTCCCAGAAATTTGATGGAACTGTAGGAGGTAAATTATGAAACCGACTGAAAACTACGAACAACTGATTGAGCGATTTACAAAAAGAACTGCTCAACTTACTACTAGAGCAGACGAGTTGTATGATGCATACTCTGAGTATGTAAAGATCCAAGAAGATTTGACACGATTGCAAGGATCTCTTCAAGCGGTAGAGTATCTTGCATATGGTAAACTGCCTGGTGATGGTAATCATGATGGCATGAAAGATCATAAACCATTGAGTAAGTGGCGATGAAAGTAGCACTAATTACAGACCAGCATCTTGACGGACGCAAAGGTAATCTGGCATTTTGGGATTACTTCCAGAAGTTCTATGACAATATTTTCTTTCCAACTCTAGAGAAAGAAGGTGTAACCACCATCATTGACCTTGGCGATACATTTGATAATCGCAAGTCAATGGACTTCAATACTTTCCACCGCGTCAAAACAAATTACTTTGACCGCTTGAATAAATACGAAGTTCATATGCTTCTTGGTAATCACTGTACGTATTACAAGAACACTAATCGCATCAATTCACCTGAACTTCTGCTAGAGCAGTATGACAACATCACAATCTACTCAGAACCAAAGCACCTCAAACTCGGAAGTAAAAAGTTCCTCATGCTTCCTTGGATCAACAAAGAGAACTCTGATGAGGTCTTGGGGCTACTTGAAACAAGCGAAGCAGACATTTGTTGCGGTCATCTTGAACTCACGGGATTTGAGGTGACACCAGGAATGAAGATGGATCATGGTATGGATCCTACTTTGTTCCATCGTTTTCAGCGTGTGTGGTCTGGACACTTCCATCACAAGTCAAAGAAGGGGAATGTTCAGTATCTCGGCAACCCGTACCAGATGTATTGGAATGATTATAAAGACCGCCGTGGATTCCATATCTACGATACTGAAAGTGATAAACTTAAGTTTGTCGCAAATCCCTACGAGATCTTCGACAAGATTGTCTACGACGACACGATGGGGAACTACAACCAACTTGATGTGTCTGACTATAAAGACAAATACATCAAGATCATCGTTAGCGAAAAACGAGACTACCAAATGTTCGAAACATTGGTTGATCGTCTTTACAACGTAGGCGTTCACGATGTCAAAGTTGTAGAGACACTGGTCGATGAAGACGACAAAACCGACATTGAAATCTCCGCAAAAGATACATTGACTTTGCTCAATGAATACATTGATGAGGTAGAAATGTCCGTAGATAAATCAGATCTCAAAGGTCTGATGAGAACTCTATATATTGAAAGCAACGCTGCGTAGCATGTTTATCGTAACCCTAGAAGACCATCCCGATGGTGTATACTCAGTCTTTGACCAAGACGAGGATAGGGTTATTCCTATCTTTGAGGAAGAAGATGACGCAGACAGATACCTTATGATGCTGGAGGATGATGAAGATTACCCACCAATGCAGATCGTAGAGGTTGACGACCATGTTATAATTACAGCATGTCAGGAACGAGGACATAAATTTTCTATTATTACCCCTGACGATTTTTTGATTCCCCCTGATGATTCTGAAGAATGATTATTTTTAAAAAGATCCGTTGGAAGAACTTTCTTTCTACGGGCAATGTGTTTAGTGAAGTTGATTTACAAGCATCCAAAACTAATCTGATCATCGGATCAAACGGAGCTGGTAAGAGCACCATTCTGGATGCCCTTACCTTTTCTCTGTTTGGTAAACCATTTCGTAAGATCAACAAACCAATGCTGGTTAATAGTATCAACGAAAAAGATTGTGTAACAGAAATTGAATTTAGCATCGGTAAGAAAGAATACAAGGTGGTTCGGGGGATCAAACCAAATGTATTTGAGATCTACTGTAATGGAAACCTGTGGAACCAAGAGAGTTCACTGGTAGAACAGCAGAAGAACTTTGAGAGCAATGTTCTCAAAATGAACTACAAGTCTTTCACACAGATTGTAGTTCTCGGTTCTTCTACATTCGTTCCATTCATGCGTCTGCCTCTGGCACAACGACGCGAGATCATCGAAGACATTCTTGACATTCAAGTTTTCTCTACGATGAATGTTCTTCTCAAAGATAAAGTAAGGGAGAACAACGATGAGATCAAGACACTTGATTATCAGATACATCTTCTAGAAGAGAAGATCGATCTTCAGAAAAAGTATATGCTTGAACTGGAGAAGAAGACTAAGGAAGAGATCACTCGCAAAGAAAATAAGATCACTGAATTGTTACAGAATGAAAACGATCAGCACACAGAAATTGCGCGTCTGACTTCTGAAGTCGAAA